GCTTTAATAGATGATAAAAGTGCATTAGGTATTGGTTTATCGTATAACTCATATACTCCATACTACGCAACATCGACACCGATGATATATGCGAATCAAACTTATAGTGGTTCAGATGCAGCAATCGCATTCCCAGCTGACAGAATTGATGTATGGAAACCTTCATCTTTTAAAGTACCTGTACAAGTAACAGGTAGTGTGACTGGAAACATAGTTCCACTAACGATTACATCAAATACTGCAAGTATGAATTTAGCTGCAGGTAACTTCTTTAGTTTAACATTGGTATCAGGTAGTACAACAAGATTGACTGCAACTAATATCAAACCAGGACAAACTATAAACTTATTATTAACACAACCTGCATCTACGGGAAGTTTGACATTCTCACCTTCATTTAAATTTAGTGGTGGTGTGCCAGTATCAGCATCTCAAGCAGCAAATGCAAAAGATATAATTACCTTTGTAACATTTGATACATCATCTGTATATACGGCAATTATTAAAAACTTATCTTAATATGAGATTTACACCTTTCGCAACATTAGCATCATCAGGTTTAGCTATCGATTATTTAATAGTTGGTGGTGGTGGACCTGGTGAAGCATCTAATCAAACTGATTATGCAGGATATGGTGGTGGAGCAGGTGGATACCTAACGGGTTCAACAACAATAAACTTTGGTACACAATATCCAATAAGAGTTGGTTTAGGTGGATTTACAAACAATACTGACCTTACTATCCAATCATCATCATTTAACGGATTAGCAGCAGGTGGTGGATACGGAGCACAAACAGGTCCTCCTCAAGCATATGGTTTAGCAAACACAATCGTTTGTGGTGGTAAAACTTATAAAGCTGGTGGTGGTGGTGCAAGTGGTGCAGGAACTGACCCATCTTGTAGTGGTACTGATGGTGTAGGTGGTAATGGTGGTAATGGATTGACTTGGTTAGATGGTAACACTTATGCCGGCGGTGGTGGTGGTGGAACTTATTCATCAATTGGATTAGCAGGAACAGGTGGAACTGGCGGTGGAGGTAGAGGTGGATATAATTCAGCAGGAGCACAAAACGGAACTGCTAACACCGGAGGCGGTGGAGGTGGTGGTTCACAATTTAATGGATTAGGTGGAAATGGAGGAAGTGGTATTGTTATCATTAGATATCCAGGTAATAGAATACTGCAAGGTGGTACAATCACTACAACAGGCGGATACACCTACCATACTTTTACAACAGGTAGCACACTATTTACATAAAAAATAACTATAATTTAAACAACCTTTGTTATTAACAATATAAACAATTAGATATGAATGCAAAAAATGTATTAAATAAGATTTTAGGTCTTTTGTCATCAGAAGAAGTATTATTTACTGATGCAAGAACAGCAGAAGGAGCAATCTTACAATCTCCAACATTTGATTTAGGTGAATCAGTAGAAGAAGTACACGAAGATGGTACTAAAACTCCAGCACCAGATGGCGAACACGAAATCGCATTAAAAGATTCAGAAGGTAATGAAGTAATCATCAGAATCGAAACTAAAGATGGTAAAATCGTTAGTAGAGAGAATGTTGAAGAAGCAAACCCTGAATTACCAAAAGATGGTGAGCAAGAAATGGAAGATGTTAAGACTGAAGAAATCCCTCAACAAATCCAAAAAGACAAAGTAAACGAAGTACCTGATGCTAAAGGTTCAATCGAAAAAGGTACTTTAAAAGCATCAGAAGAAACTGATACTGCAGAAGGTTTACCTGAAACTGAAGATAAACCAGAAGATACAATGCCAACTGAAACTGATATGGCTAAAGTAATGGAAGATTTATCTTACAGAATACAAGAAATGGAAGCTAAATTAGCTAAAATGGAAGCAATGTATCCTCCAGTAGCATCTGAAGTAGTACAAGAAGAAGAAGGAATCAAAATGAGTGAAGTTGAAGAAGAAGAGTTACCAAAATTAGATGGTGCTCCAATCGAAGAAGGTTCTCCATTAAAGTTCTCTTCACAAAAGAAGAATAAAGTAGGCAAAGATGCACAATCATCTTTCTTATCTAAATTATATAACTAATTAATTAATCAATTTCAAAAAGGAAAGAAAATGAAACTTAAACAAAATTTCGCACTTCCTACTGTAAACAACACAACTTACGCAGGTGAGGCAGCTTCTGGCTACATCGCTGCAGCGTTGTTATCGGCTACAACATTAGATAACAAATATGTTACTATCATGCCGAATGTTAAGTACAAAAGTGTAATCCAAAAATTAGACGTAAGTGGTATCGTACAAGATGCATCTTGCGACTTCACAACTTCAGGTAGTGTATCTATCTCTGAACAAGTATTGACACCAAAGGAATTACAAGTAAACTTACTATTATGTAAGCAAAACTTTGTAGCATCTTGGGAGGCTTTACAATTAGGATTCTCTGCATTCGATGAGATTCCAAAATCATTCAATGACTTCTTGGTATCTTATGTAGGTGGACAAGTTGCTCAAGCTACTGAACAAGCTATTTGGCAAGGTACTTCAAGCAATGGTTCATTCCCAGGATTCCAAACTGCTTTATCTGCTTCAATCGCAGCAGGTGGTGCAGGAGCAGTATTGCCAGCAAGAAGCACAGGTGGTTCTTCAGCAATCATCTCTGGTTCAATCACAGCAACTAATGTTGTATCTGTATTAACTTCAGTTGTTGATACTATCCCAGCAGCAGTTTATGGTAAGCAAGATTTATTAATATATGTACCAACAAACGTAGCTAAAGCTTACCAATCTGCAATGGCAGGTGGTGGTGCATCTGGTTTAGGAGCAAACGGATGGAACAACCAATTAAACATTGGTGAAAAACCAATGAACTTCAATGGTATTGAAATCGTAATGTGTCCAGGTATGAGCGATTCTAAAATCGTTGCAGCACAAAAATCTAACTTGTTCTTCGGTACAGGTTTATTGAGTGACTACAATGAGGTTAAAGTAATCGACATGGCTAACATTGATGGTTCTCAAAACTACCGTATCGTTATGAGATACACAGCGGGTACACAATTCGGTGTGGGTTCTGATATCGTATACTACGGAGCATACTAAAAATAACTAATAAGGGGGTGGGAAATACTCACCCCTCTATTTAACTAACAATTAAAAAAACTTAAAGATATGGCTTGTAATTTATCAGCTGGAAGAAACGAAGTTTGTAAAGAATCGATTGGTGGACTTCAAGGAGTTTACTTTGTGAACTATACAACTGGCTCTTTCACAAAAGACGGAAGCGGATTGGTAACAGCAGTTCCATCTGGCTCTACTCTTTACTACTATCAGTTAAAGGGTACAAGTGCATATACTGAAACAGTAAATACATCTCGTGAAAATGGTACAACTTTCTTCTCACAAGAATTAGTTCTTAACTTGAAGAAATTGACTAACGAAATGACAACTCAATTGAAGTTAATGGCATACGGTCGCCCTCAAATCATCGTATGGACAAATAACGGAGATGCATTGTTGGTTGGTGAACATTTAGGTGCAGATTTAACTGCAGGTACAATCCAAACAGGAGCAGCATTAGGTGACCTTTATGGTTATTCAGCTACTTTCACAGGTATGGAACAATTACCAGCAGCATTCTTATCAGGAAGCTCAACAACTAACGCATTGGGTGGTTTAACTGCAAACTACACAGTAGTTTACGGAACTAACTAATTCGGTATAGCATAAAAATATTAAGGGGACTCAAATGAGTTCCCTTTTTTTGTGTCTAACTATTTCTAACAAATGTAGTGTTATTATTAGATAACAACAAGATAATTACGAGCTATGTTAATGTACCACATATCACAAAGCAATTCATATACCATAAGAACGCAACCTACTGCTTCATCTGAATTTACGATGAGTATGCAGGATATGTATACTTTGGAAAATACTACAATGTCAATTAGCAATATTACCTATAATGGATACGAAAGTATGATAGGTTTTACTGCAAGTATTAGTGGAGCAATTGTAGGTAGTGAATATCGATTAACACTTATTAATTCAGGAGCATCCAATTTAGTATCTAATACTGATGGTGAT